AAGCTGGTTGCTGAGCGGGGGGGGGGGGGGGTACGGCGTGGGTGGGCCCGCCCGAAAAACTTTAAGTGATTATATACCCTGCACCAACCCCAACCACCTGCCAAGTATATAAGATTATCTGGGATAAGTCAATCACTTTATACGTGCATAAAAAAAACGGGGCGATTTCTCGCCCCGCTATGTCTAACTTATTGGGATAAGTTATTCTTTAATTACTTAAAAGGTAGTTCGAGTTGTTTGTCTGGTCTTTTTATTTCTGGGTGTTTTTCATAGTAACTACCATCTTCAACTGATTTGTTATGAAGTTTTATAACCTCATTAAAACCTCTTTCAGTTTCAGATGCTATGAAATAACTTTGTTCAGGATCCTCGCATAACTTTTCAAGGTACTCTTTAAAGGCTACTGCTTTAGTTAAAGAATAGGCGTGTTTAGCAATTCTAAAACTATCAGTACGATTACTTGAGTAGTTAGTCTTTTCAATCACGAACCATACCATTTTATTCTCTTTTATATTTTTAAACATAATAGAACATTATACTTCTTGACATTACTTGTCAATAGGATTATATGGGAGACATGATTATATATGGAAAGACAATAAAAGAACACTTTAACTTTTGGCCAAAATGGTTATGGGTTGCTAATGGTTTACTGATAGCAGTTTCATTGCTAATTATATTTTTGCTATGATAATAGATAGTTTATGGCTTTACCCAGTTTTAGCATTTGTTGGAATTGGAATAATATATTGGTTTAGTTAAACTTGAGCCCTGATCCATTGTGGCAAAGTTGGACGTAAAGCCCACGCCAATGGATCTGGGGTCAAGCTTGTAGGCAAAAGCTTTGTAATTCCTGGAATTAGCCCAGAGCTTGGCCAAACTTGAGCGCATATATTAATTAAGGTTAATAACCTTGAGCGCTTGAGCCGAGATCCAATCAGCCAGACGTGGTATGATAGCCCCTTAAATAGGAAGTGCTGTCGGTTGGATCTTGGGTCAAGTGAGGTCTTATCGTTTAATACCCCATACTTTTAGCCACTTATGATGTATAAAAAGATCTCACTTGACCAAACTTGAGCCCTGATCCTATTACTGTCATCATCTTAAGCACTGATTGATGGGAAGAGGATCAGGGGTCAAGTCTCATAGTTAATCGTTCTTAGGAATGACGGGCTTGACCAAACTTGGTCTTAATTGGTTAAAGTGGGCAGAGTATTGCAGATTAAGACCGAGAAAAAAAAATAAAACATATCAATAAGGCCTCAAGCCCGCGAAGCGGGCTTTTTTAATAAGGCCTCAAGCGCGCGCAGCGCGCGCGCACGCAGATTCAATAAGGTTTCAAGCGGGTGGGCCCGCCCTGAAAATTTTTCGGGCTCCTCCTGGGTGGGCCCGCCCGGAATACTTTTAAATTTTAACTATAAGCCCTGCGCCAACCCCAGCCACCGACCTATTATGTAGGATTTTCCGAGATATGTCAAGATAATTATTTCACTTATCCACAACAATAATTATTGATCGGGGGCCTGGGATATTATAAGATGTTTAATTATGGATGATTTATATCAATTGTTAAAACATACTCAAGAGCATGGAATGCATTCCAATTGGCAAGGGTCCATCCAGGCGCTGGAGCAATTAAAGGTCCATATTGATTTTGAAATTAATAAATTTAAAGAACTTCAAAAATCAACGGACGTTGGTAAAACACTACATAAAATAGGGGCATAATATGAATGATAAACAATTAAAAAGAATAGCGGATGCACTGGAAGAACTATTGCGCCTGGTTAAAAAAGACATGAGGACAATGGAGGAAGCCGCACGACCTGAGAAGCGGCCGCGTCTACAATGAAAAAAGTTAAATCATTAAAAGATCTGCAGCGCCTGATGGAATCATTAGGCGCTACGAAGGACCAAGAGCCAGGATTCACAAGCTGGACTTTACATTGCGGCCCGGATCGTGAGAAGCGACAAGCCGCATTAAATCTTAAAAAATTAAATGTTAATAAAAGAAGCTAACAAAATAACCGGGGGCCTAAGCGCCCCCGGTAAAATGCCCGAGGGTTCTTATAACCTACCGGCCCGCGCTTGTATTACAGGCGCCAAGCTTCGCGAGATTCCCGGCACGCCATGCCATGGGTGCTATGCTTTTAAAGGCCGTTACAATTTCCCGAATGTTAAAGACGCGCTAGCCCGCAGGCTGGACAGCCTGGGCCACCGGTTCTGGATCCCGGCAATGGCAATGTTAATTAGAGGAAAAAAACATTTTAGATGGCACGACAGCGGCGACCTGCAGAGCGTCCAGCATTTAAAAAATATTTTTGAAGTATGTGATTTAACACCTGATACAATGCATTGGCTACCCACTCAAGAGCGCCAATTTTTGCCATTATCTCAAGATAGTATTCCAAAAAATTTATTAATAAGATTAAGCAATGCAAAAAATGATACGAAGCCCGGCAACGCCTGGTCCCATTGGTCCACAGTGGTAACAACGCCGCGCGCTGGTCACGTGTGCCCGGCTCCGGATCAGGGGAACGAGTGCGGAAGTTGTCGCGCGTGTTGGTCTAAAGATGTCAAGGAAGTTCAATATAAAATACACTAGAAGGATAATATGGATATAAATAAAAACGATTTATCAAGCGCCCTGTGTGATGCTTACGATATAAAAGACCGGCTTCGCGCTTATAATATAAAAGACAAGCCAAAAGATGCAGACGGATCAGACACCACAGTAGGTAATTGTATTGATGATATTATAAGTTTTTTAGAACAATTAGAAGAATAACCAAGAGTTGTCCCAGCCTACAAGCCTTCAAGCACAGAGACACAAGGTCCCAAGCCACAAGCGAGGGGTGGGCCCGCCCGTTTTAATCCCAAGTCTACAAGCTCCAGGATTCGGGAACCCGGATAGAGTCTGAAGTGTCCAAGCTCCAGGGAACAGGCTACGAGGACAAAAGTATTTTTTTTATGCTTAATGTGAAATGATATTTGGTGCGGGGAGAACCGCAAAAAATTGGGTTTTTTTGGGTGAGTTGCTTTTAATTCAACAGTGAAAAAGTTACCGCTAGGAGCATAGCCCAAAAGATCAGGAGTACCGAATAAAGCCCAATTTTCAAGCCTTGTCCACGAAATTCTTTTAGACTCATTCTTTAATTTTTTCCAAAGTTGTCGCTCGGTAATGACTGGTCTAACCACCCCAAGCCCTATTTATAATTTGCCAATGATTTTACCCATTTTCCATATGGGTTTTTGACATCGAAGTACAAGTCTATGTGTTTGGTTATCTCCTAAAAGATTATTTTCTAATAGATCCATACCAACGATATCGTATAACTCGTCGTTTGGAAGCTTCACTTGAACTCTTGCGTCTTGGCAAACAGGAGATTTAAAGAATTTATCTAGTGCGTGTCTGAATGTCTTTCCGTTAATCATCGTATTGCACTTATAGGATATTTTATATAGAATGGCAAGATTATGTCCGGACCACCAAAACAGTTAACGTCAAGGCAAATGAAGTTTGCCCAACTCATCGTCTATGGAGTTGACGGGAGTCCTATCACCAAGACAGAGGCAGCTAAGCTTGCAGGATACTCTGATGCACCATCCGAAGGCTCTAAATTAACTAATCCGAATCATTACCCTCTTGTGTGTGCTTTCATCAGTAATCTCAGAGATGAAGTAAGGCAGAAATATGGCATCACTTTTGAAAGGCATTTAGAAGAACTTGGAAATATTAGAGACAGGAGTAAAAAAGACAATAGGAATCTAGCGGCTGCAGCTACTACTGAAATAGCTCGTGGCAAAGTGGCTGGATTTTATATTGATCAAAAGATTATTAGACACGGAAAAATTGATGACCTCAATCTCGATCAACTCTATGAAAGAATGAAAACAATCAAAGAGAAGAACGAGAAAGTGTTAGAAGCTAAAAAGTTTTTAGAATCTAATGAGGAATCAGAGTCAGAAAGTAAAGACATGACAGTAAAATTATCACCACCGTCACATAGAATATCCGATCCGGATTCCACATCTTAACTATTTTTTCTTTTTAGATTTAGCTTTTTTCTTCTTACCTTTTTTCTTTTTTTTCTTTGCCATATTATTATATTTCTCCTTCATCGAGTTATACTTTTCTTCACTTAACCAGTCAATAGCTCCCGGAAACTCAGCTTCATCAAACATTCAGCTTTTCCATCTTGGTAATACATTTAATCGGATATATATTTCTATCGGAGTATGCTTCATCCTTCTCGTCATAACTAGCAAACGTCCACAGAAACTTTTTAGTCTTCTTATACACATAGGCAAACGACACCATCTTCGCACACTCAAACTTATCGAACTCCTCCGCCGTCGCGTGGCCACCATCTGATGTGATATCCAACCAGGATATCTTATAGAAGTAGTACTTCTTCTTGTTGATGGAGACGTGTTTATATTTAGACTTTTTCCTTCTCATACCTCTGTATACCCTCCTCACTATAAACTAGAAAATAAAAAGAGCGAATCATGTGCGCGCGCCCCTTAAGTTGTTGGTATTGCTAGCTTATTGATGATATTTGAGATTTTGCTTAAATAAGCCTTGGTAATCAATGCTCATTTTTAAATTGTACCCATTGTACCCTTTTCGTTTTGGGGGTTAGGGTACAAAAACGAGTGAATAAGTGTTGGTGCATAACAATTCTAGACTTTGTACCCATTGTACCCACCCTAGAAAAAAAAAAATAAAAAAAACTTTTATTTTATTGAAAAAAGGGTATACGGCGAATATAATGCAATTAATGGCTAATTTACTGGGGTATTTGCTCATTTTTTGTATCTTTATGCTCTGGTTGGTTATTATGATCCCGGTAATATTGGTCCACTTTCTTCAAGAATGCGTGTTGGTAACCGACAAACTCCTTGTCCGACGACTCAAACTTCTGAAAAAGATTATCTTTCGTACACATTAGAATGATTCCAGACTGTATTTTGGTCTGGTATATATAGTTATGGGCCATTGCGTAGGCCCCTAATTGAATAAAATAATCATCTATCCATTCTCTTCTTTTGGGCTTGTTGGATTGTTTGAAGTCTATTATACTTTCACGTCCGTTATAAACTCCCACCACATCAGTGGCCCCTGCATACAGATCCGGGTAATATAGGACAACTTCACTTCCCCATATTTCATTTAAGTCAATTAAACCGCGATTAATTATTTGTTTCGCCATAGGCTCTGCCTCTTTACCGATGCTCGTTAGGTCCCTGTGCCCTGTTCCCCGGACATACGCCTCGAGATACGTGTGCATTGCCGTGCCTCTGAGGGCTGCTATATCCCTAACTCGGTCTGCTGCCTGGTCCCCGAGTCTTGCTTTCCAATCCGCTAGTCCTTGTTTCTTCTCTTCCGACTGAGTTGCGGAAATAATAGTCGTTACGCTCGGTAGCTTGGTTTGTGTGTCATCAATATCATAGTGCCGTTTACCCTGGATCAGGGATCGTTGTGATTTAGGATAGACGAATCGCTTGTTCCACCTCACCGGTGCTCGGTCCTCTCTCATTGCTCCCATGATACATGTTCCTGTCATACTTTATTCATTTTCATTATCATCTAGAGTCATTGGGCTTTTGTGATCTAAAGCATCCTTAGAACCCTCTCTGTGTTTTATATTTCTTTCAAGTCGTTCTTTGCAGTATTGAATCATAAAATTTAGAGCCCATGAGTCTCCCATTTTTCTTCTGATAGGGCTGACTCTTTCCAAGAGCTGCTTAATAAATCTATCAACCCCTCTGAGCTTTACTAGGTTATTCTTTTGACAGTGTCTCTCAAATTGATACTTCTCGTAGGGTGTTTCGAATTTTCTTTTTTCCCATGCTTTTTGTCTAATTTGATTCATTTTCCTCCTTTAATGGACGCTAACTCAGCAGTGTTAGAAAAGGGTGAACCACATGCTGAGTCAGCTTGGATCGGGATTCCATCAACCCCGTGAACTTTGTGGGCCCTATTCTGCAATTCGTTGTTAATATTTTTATTAAATAATTTTTCCCTGTATATTTTGTGTTTCTGTAATATTAATATTTTATTCTTTAAATAGTATCCTCTATAGTATTCCTTGGTGTGTTCCTTGTTTTTTAAATGGTACTCTTTCATGTATGCGTTTAAATGCTCTCTATTTTTTAAATAGTATTGTTTCTTTACTCCTCTT